TTTGATTGCAACCTATTGAATTGTTTGAATATTTAATTTTGATAGTGAGTTTATACTCTCATACATACTCTCAAAATAAAAAGTGCCTTTATGTGCTGAATAAAAAGCCACTTTTCCAGTGGCTTATCTTATCAATTTTCATCTTGTTTAACTATACTTTGAACATAAGAGATCAGCCAGTAACTTTTGCGACCATCTTTTAATGGTTTTGAATATCGACCTTCTCTAATTCGAGCATCAAGAGTTTCAGGCTCTATATTTAACATGTGTGCAAATTCAGCACGACCAACGCGACGTTCTTCTTTCTGATTCACCAATTTCTCAACAAGATTGGTGAGATAGTTGATAGCTTCGTTATCAATTTTCAATGCTCCCACATCAACCTCCTTCAGCTTCTTCTACAACACTCACAGAATCCGACTTTCTTATAAATGCTGTCATCAAAAACAGAATCACAAAATAAACATCTGATATATCGTTGATATTCATTTGAAGTGAATAGCCTTCACTAGCATAGATTTCAACATAGGGCTTTTTCTCACTCATCCCCATCTCCTTGCGCTTCAACCATCGCTTTACAATGTGTCGCTGCTTTTTCGGCTTCTTCTTTGGAATCGAATAATTCCCAATTTATATTGTCAGCATCTTCATAAACATTGGTAGCAAAAACTGGATTGCTATTTATAACAACATATTCTTTACGCTGAACTTCAAGCACTTCACCGTTATCTAGATCTTCTAAATAACCGTCTATGCTATCTTTTTCATACCAGACGTATTCGCCTTCATCTAAATACCAATTTTCGATATCGTCTTTTTTTATAACAACATACTCTCCATCACTTACACCCAGAAGTTCCTCATGCAAGTCGCTATTAATTTTTAATTGCGCAAGAAGTGCTGCATTTGTACCAGAATAAGCAGTCTTAAGTTCCTCGTTTTCAGCTTTAAGTGAGTCGATTACGGTTTTATTCTGCTTAGCCTGAACAACCCATAATCCCCATGCAGTATTTATGGTATTAAATAGTGATATTTGATCATTTTTATTTAATACTTTTGCAGCTGGAGATAACGAGTACATATTGTCAGTTGACCATTCAACATATAGCAAATGACCTCCTAAAAGTCTCCATTGTTCTTCAAACGCCTTTCTTTCTTTCTCTAAATCAATCATCACGCCACCATCTGATAACTAAGTTTATTCATCAAAGCCACGCCACGCATACGCAACTGGCTCACAAAATGCTTATCTCGATTCAACCAAGCCCGGCAGAACGAGCAAAATTTCTTTTGGCAAACTTCATTCATTGCAAAACCTTTATCCGTCTCAGTTGTAGAGATTTTTGCAACTTCATTGCCACGTTTGAGAACAGTAAAGCCTTTCTTGTAAGATGCTCCATATCCCGACTCATGCATAAACATGAGAAAGGGAAGAAGGAGATTGCTTGGGATGTGGGTCATGATTTAGCTCCCAAACTCTCAATTGCTTCGTTAATCTTTTTATTAAATACTCGTACATCGGATTCCATGCCAGTTATATCTATATCTTTAGCAAATACACGAATCACAATAATTTGAAGCTCAGGTTTAAGTCTTGGGTCATAGCTAACAAAGTCACACCATTGCCGACGAGTACATGACAGCTGACTTGTGATCTGTGGGATATATTCATCAGGCACTTGTTTTGTGAGCAGGGTATTTAAGTGAGTAGTGGTATCAGGGCACTTAACCTCAATCTGACCATCTTTATCCACAAGGCCGTCAGGTGATGCCCCAAACATTTCAACGAAAGGGTGATCAATTAAGCCTGTTCCTACTACAAAGTTACCTGTTTCATTTTCATAGGCTGCAATAGCGTGAGGCTCGTTATCAATTCCCCATTGCATATAAAAATTGGTTGGTATTTCTTTTTGAATACCTGTCAGGCGTTCTGCTAGAATTGTTAAACCTAATGCATTTAAAGCTTTGCCTTTGCTTGGCTTTGCATTTAAATCTTTAACTCGGCTTGCTGTGACTTTGCCACAGCGTTCCGCATACCAATCATCACTACGCTGGAGAATGTTCATATGTTTTCTCCGCTAAATGCTGATCAGCTAGTTGAGCAATTTGCTTAAGACTAGGGGAGTGAATTGCCCAAAACTTTTTATGAATAGGATTTTTCCCATCTAAAGTACTGCGCATGTCCATTAGTTGCTGTGTGCCGTATTCAGAAGCTGATTTGAACTTATGCAAGTTTTCAGATTCAAATTCTTCATAACCTTCTAAGTTTTCAGAAGGTGTAACGGTTTTAATTGAAGAAGTTTGACAGTCGTCAATACGTCGTGCTTCATCTTCGTCAAAAATTCCCGAGAAGCCAAAAGCCACACGCGCACACTGGATTAAAGCTTTATGACGTAACATACGTTTTGGGTACTTTTTCCAAGGCTCTGAGTTACCTTGGCATTCTCCCAAATACTCAGTCACAACAGTAGGGTGTGATCGATCTTTGCGATAAATCTTGCAGGTGCATGATTCATCATCTTGCTCAAACTGAATACCATCACAGACAGGATTATCGTTAATAATTCGCGCCCAACCATCAATTCCAACAACAGGGGTGATGCCGCCACCCTTTGCAGGGAATGCATAAATCTCTTTTGTAAATGGATTTAACTTATACTGATTGGCAACAATCAAAAGACTGACAAGTTGGACGTCATTCGCGCCTTTAAAAACCGTATCTATCAAGGTTTTCTTTAATTGCTCTGGATCCACATCAACCATGTCAAACGCCACGGCTACTTTATGCATTTGAGCTAAAACAATATTGTTGTTTGCTGGTGCATTCATCTTCTAACCCTCAATATTTAACAGAAACATGTGGAACTTGATTTTTAGCAATCGCAGTAATCACCGCCTTTGCTTGATCTTCATCAAGACCGATTTCACATAGTTTGTTCAGGATTTCACAATTGATTGAGCGCATATGCTCAACATTTGCCAATCGTGCTTCTTCTGCTTTTCGTTCAGCTTCAGCTTTCGCTTGTGCTTCTTGTTCGATGCGTAAACGCTCCGCTTCAATCGCTTGTTGTTTGGCAATCTCGGCTTGTTTTGCTTGTTCTTCGGCTTGGCGTTTTAACTGTTCTTCACGTAATAAAGCTGCTTCTTTTTCGGCTTGTAAACGTGCTTCGCGTTCAGCAGATTCACGCGCTAACTTTTCGGCTTGTTCGCGTTCAGCTTGTGCTTTACGCTCGGCTTCAAGTCGTGCACTTTCCGCAGCTTGACGTGCAATAGCTTCATCGCGCTCTTTTTGCTGACGCTCTACTTCAGCTTGACGCAAGCGTTCTAATTCGGCTTGTTCAGCTTCATATTTTTCACGAGCAGCAAGGGCAGTGCGCAGCTTTTCAAGTGTTTCAAATTTGGCAATTTTGGCTTCTTGTTCGAACTCTTCGAAAGACGAATCAATTTCTGTATTTTCAAGATCAAAGATATAACCCTTAATCTCGTGAGATTCTTTATTCAAGATGTTTTCACCATGCAAGCTATGAATGGCTCTAATTACCGCTTGATGCTTTGCAACACGATCATTTTCGGCTTGCTCCCAGTCATCTAGCGGCTTTCGAATCTCATCACGCAGTGCATCACACTGGTCACGCCATACCTTACGATCACGATCAATCACAGCAGCTTGGGCTTTAATACCTGCAACCAAATCCTTGCCGTGATTATCTACAGCGGCTTTAGATTTACTTACCTTGTAAGCTTGTGAGGCAATAGCATCACGACCTTTTTTTGTGGTGACATCTGGTACGATTGAACGCGCTTGTTCTGCCATTCGATCAAACAAATCTTGAATGCCATTTTCTTTTTGAAATGCAACAATAATTGCGTTTTGTTCAATAACTTGTAATTCATTTACTTTTGAGTTCATCTTAATCACCCACTATATGTGAACGTCCGCGGTTCGGGTAATACACATCCCGATCTATGCGAACAATATTGATAACTTGTTGTTCAATTGGCTTTTGTGGCCCACATCTAAAATTCGGCTCTTTTTCACCTATTGGTGTGCAATGAGCCAAAGTTAAGGGCCATTTTTTCCACGATTTAGAAAGCGCATTCCAGTAAAAAATCTGGCTTTTATTTACTAAGAGTTTCCACTCAGAACCGCCAAATGTGCTGTAGTGCGTGGCTTCCGATTCTTCGCCAGCAAAACACCCAAATTGCTCAAGAAAGTCTGTGTTGAATAGCAAGCCCATACACACCTCACGACAAAACGTAATTCAATGCATCTGTGTAGTCTTTACTGCATGACCAGACACGCTGAGCACAACCACATTTGCATTGCCAGATGTATCCACCTTCACACAAAAAACGGTTTTTAGTTGTTGAGCCACAAGCTTTACAGGTGTGGTATTCGTTTAAAATTATGCGAATAACTTCCGAGTCTGGAGTACGAAGCATCATATTCATTTTGAGTGCTCCTTTAGTTTGCGAAGCTGCTCAACGACGATTTTGATGTCTTCAACAGTTCGCCAAGCACCGTATTTAACAAATTCCTTGTGTTTTTCAGTATCGTCAAATGTATTGCAGGTATATCCACTCTTGAATGCAGGATGAACGATAAAGTAAATATCACCAACCTTTGGCTGAAAAGGCGCAGGCACTTCGATTTCAAGTTTTACAGTGCGGGGTTTTAGGCGGAATTTGAATGCTGTTTTCTCATTAAGAAAATATCCTAAATTATATTGATCCCAAAAATGGCCAGTCATTGTTGTCCATCTCATCTGAATGCTTGGGTCATTTTCAGACCAATATTGCACTTCCTTGCCATCCGCCAGCGCTCTAAGCGCATCGACACCACTAATCAGCTCACTCATGATTATGCTCCGCAAACTGCGCCTGATAAGCCTTTGCCATTGCTTCTTGATAGTCCATCTCATCAGCAGCCTTATAAACAAAAACAGCAGACAAGAACGCGAAAAACAGAACGACAAAGCCGATTGAAAGCAAATTCATGAAAGATGGTGACGCAAGCTTTTCACGCTTCTCATTTTGATTCTTGATCAATTGATCGATTAATTCGTTTTGTGTCATTGATCAACCTCCTCATCTGAATGAACATGCGCTTCACAAGCAGCCAAAAGCATGACCTTGTATTGATTCCAAAATTTCAAAGCATCACTATCCATGCGACTAATTTCTTGATCTGTAAAAGCTTTCCATTGCTCTACTTTGTGGTTTTGACAGCCGATTCGCATGTAACCAAATCCATTAATGCAAACAAGCCATCGTAAGGTTGGGATAATAAGCGGAGCATTTTTCGCGTCCCCAAGATTCGCGCCCTCAAGATTCGCGCCCTCAAGATCCGCGCCCCAAAGATTCGCGCCCTCAAGATTCGCGCCCCGAAGATTCGCTTCCTCAGCAATAGCAGTCTCAACTGCATGACGCGAAATCATCCCTGATTCCATGCCTTCTGGGATTTCACAAGAGAAAAGGACCTCACCAGTCCAGCGATTTTTAATTTCGTAATTCTGTGTCATAATGACCTCACTCTTTGAGTAAAAGTCCCGCGTCGCCAAACTGTCGGGACTTTTTTGTTGTCTGTGAGATAATAGTAAACACAGCGTTTACTGTAGTCAAGAAAAATATTAAACAAATGTTTATTTATTTTGTTTTCTTTTACTAAACAGAGACATAAAAAAAGACCACTTTATGTGGTCTTAGAAAACGAAATGTTTATTTCAATTACGGTAGAGGATTTTGTACATTAAAAGCATAAGCCACCACACAAAAATCCTGATCCATAACTTCTTCTGCTGTTAATACTTCTTCTGGATATTCATCTTTGTTGGCACTCACAATCCTTACACCGCCTTTTGGCATTCTATAAAGATACTTGAACTTAAAAAGTCCACCATGACTAATCGCATAGATTTTACCGTCAATGATCGATGTCCTACCCACATCAACATACACAGTCGCTCTGTCATTAATGACTGGATACATTGAATTTCCAAAAGCTGTTAGGGCATATGCATTTGACGCTTCAACCCCATACTGTCGAAGAGTGGCTTTACTGAGTCTTAGTTTGCGAGTTTCATTACCAATCATTTCAACCAAAGACCCCGAACCGCACGCAACCAATACTTCTTTATAAAATGGTATTTCAACCTCGTCATCGTCAATAGGAGTTTCAGAATCCCACTCTAATACTTTTGTTGGGTTTACTTCGTTCTTATTTAACTCACCTTTAAGAATCCAATTCGCCGATACACCAAACTGTGCAGCAGCCTTTAGAGCGCCAGCTTTAGACACGCCTCTTTTTTTCCAGTTTGTTATTGTTTGAGGCGACTCATCAATAGCTTTAGCTGTTTCCTCCTGAGTCATTTTACTGGCCTCTAAAAGACGAATAACAGAGGGGTGTGCAGCCTTTTCTTCTTTCATCACATTATCCAAATACATCAACAAATACATTATCTAAAAAAGTAAACACTTTGTGTTAAACAAATGATTTGACATTAGGAAACATCATGTTTACTATTAAATAAACAAACGTTTACTAGAGGCAACCATGTCTATCGAAGCTGATAAAGAAATTCTCTTACGGCTTGGTGGCTCTACAAGAGTGGCAGAGCTACTAGGCTTCAAAGATAAACAGCGAGTTCAAAACTGGATGACTAGAGGAATACCAGCAAAGGTGAAACTCCAATATCCACACTTATTTCTAAACCCAAATATTCAAAGCAACAAATCTTCTGCTGCCTAAGGACACTCAAATGAGTCTTGATAAAAAATCTACGCATGTGCGTTTGTCTCCTGAAAACCATGAGCGAGCAAAAGTACTCGCTGAAATCAAAGGTAAAGACCTTGCTCAATACCTTGCATATTTACTTGAGAAGGAAATAGCAGGTGAGTGGCATGTACTTAATTTACAAGCAAAATCATTTGAGCGCTTGGGATTAGGAGCTTTGATGCGGGATCTCTCTACAGAAGTAATTTTCGGTGAGGGATTGGAAGGGATTAACGGGGATTCAGACAAAGAAAAAGCCTGACGGTCTAGGTCAGGCTTTTGTATTCAAAACTTCAGGAGCATTGAATGAAATCAAATTTAGCACATGAACCACCACACCCACAAGGTGAGGTTGTTCGTTTTCCAAAAAATGAGCGAAAAGCCATGTCGGAAAAAAAGTTTAATTACGTCACTAGCATTCGCTCAATCAAGATGCACTCAACCACAAAGCATGTTGCTTTAACTTTGGCTACCTATGCTGATTTTGAAACAGGCATTTGCTACCCAACAATCCAAACATTAATGGATGACACTGGGTTATCAAACCGTGTTGTTAGCCACCATATTAAGCAACTCGAAAAACTTGGTTTTTTGTTGGTAAAAAGAGCAAAAGGAAGCAATTCAAAATACAAGTTCGTTGCAGAAAACATCACTAAAGCAGTGACGCAAAGTCACCACTTTAGAAAAACAAGTAGTGACTTTGACGACATGGAAGTAGTGACTTTAATGCAGGAAGTAGTGACTTTAAGCGCACAAAGTAGTGACGCAGAGTCACACAAACATTCATTAACTACCATTAACTACCATGAAGTATCAGATAGTGTACTCGCACACGAAAAAACCACAGGCGAAGATCAAGTCAAACCAACCGCAAAAAAACGCGAGTCTGGAAAGACAAAAACATCAATCCCTAAAAACTTCACAATCAGCGATCAAGTCCGAACTTGGGCGCTGGAAAAAAATTACAAACACCTTGAGCAGCATCTTGAGTATTTCACTGCCAAGTGTGAAGCCAATGGGTACAAGTACCTGAATTGGGATGCTGCTTTCAAAACAGCAATTCGTGATGACTGGGCAAAGCTAAACAACAATCAGCAAACTGCCTACCAACCAAAACCAAATCAACAACGTGAACAAGCATGGGCTGATTACTACGCAAAACGAAATCAGCAGCAGCCGAACAACATCATTGATGTGATCGAGGTGCAGCATGACTAATTCCTTTTTTGGCCCACAGCAAGCACAGCAACTCATTGACACCATGCGCGTCATTCACGGCAACCTGTTTACACATCAAATGGGTAACGTGTCACCTGAGCAGGTCGAAACTATCATCATTGGTGCGCTGTATGGCATCACAGAGCAACAATTCAACTTTGGGCTGTCACAACTAAGCTCCAGTCGTTATTGCCCAACTATCGCTGAATTCAGAGCAATGTGCTTAACAGGCTCTTGGTGGTCAGTGGATGAAGCATGGGCGAGAGCATGTGAATACACGAAAGATCGCAACCAGAAAATTACGACTTTGACTAAATATGCGTTAGATCAAGTCGAATACATGATCACGCTTGGTCAAATGAATGAGGCGCGCAACCA